CTGCTGGATGCTCTTCCTTGCAGAAACCGGCCGGCAAACCCTGGCAGAGCTGATCCTCGACCTCGGCCTGCCAAAAGGTTCCCAGAGGGATGTTGTTCACCTTGCGGTGTTCACGCACGAGACTGAAAAGGCCGTCATAATCGGGCGCGCGGACCCATGTCCTGGTTTCAGCTTGCCAAAACCGGAAACCGTCTGGTGGGACCTCGCTCGTGTTAAGCAGCCGTTGCATTCTCTGGCTGTGGCTCGACGATCACGTGCCCGATCGGATATCCGTGGTAGTGTTGCCAATTCCTTCCGTCAAAGCGCCATTCCGAACTGACTGGATCAAGCCGCGCGCCGCATTCACAGATCCATTTTTCCGGCCTAAATTCGTCGTTGAGTTTTTGGATGAAATCTTTAGTCATAGCTATCCGCGTATGTGAACGCCTTCTCGTCATTGACCATGTCGTCGTATTCCCGCTGATCCTTGATGCCCCAGGAGTTGACCTTAGAGAGCTCGCGATTGCCCGCGATGGCGCCGAGCCGGCGCGCTAGCTCGATACAAAAACTCGCCGCGTCGCCATAGTCCGGGGAGCGTTTGAAATGGTTTTTAAGTTCCTTTTTCGTCTCGAGGCGAACCTTATGGTTCTGGATGTCCCAGCGCCTGGTGTAGAATTCACGAAGCGCCTCTTCAGGCATCCCGCGTAAACACCCGTGGATAGCAAATTCGCGAACAGCAAACCAAAGCTCAGTAACAACGCGGTCGTACTCTTCATTGCACTGTTTTGGGTTAGAATTTGAGATTGGCCGCGCGGACACCTCGCCGGCTTCCTCGATGCCCACGACAGGGCCCCATTCGCGGCGAAAGATCGAAAGAAGGCCGCCTCCTTCACCGCTCGAGCCGATCGCGAAGCGCCCAGGCGGAATGTTGAGTGTCTCGCATAAATCGACGCATTGCTGAACAATCTGATAGTGGATCTCTGCGCCTTCCTTGATTGAGATCTTCATCTCGACCGGCTTAGCGAACTCGATCTGCCACCGGTTGCTCGTATCGGGGCCGAGCTGCCCCATTTTGAACGCCTGGAAGACTTTGCGGTCCCCTCCCTCGTAGGAGGGATCGAAAGCCGCGCACCATTTGAAAGCCGTGTACCACATGGCCGGCTCCTTGACGTGGTTGTTGTTAACGATGCGCTCATCGAGCACGGTTCGCTTGAGCGTAATTGGCGGCCAAAATCCAATCGATTGGCTCCAAAAGCGCGGATCATCCGGCGTCTTGTAGTAATCCAGCGCGGCATCGATCTGGTCCTGATTGATCAAAAACGGGTAGGTCTTTTTGCCGTCCGGCTCCGTGATAGCCGGCGACTTACGCCCGTCAAAGAATACGCAAACGCCGTTCCCCTGGGCCATCCCGCCCTGAGTTTCCCATTGCTCGTCTTTCTCGGGATCGACGCTGGTCCAGCCGTAAAGCGGCTCGCTGAACCGGCCGTGCGGGTCCTCGCGCGACTCGGCGTTGCCCATCATCAGGCACTTAAACTCCGGATTTTTTGAGAGGTTGTCACACGCCTGGAAGAGCGCCTCGCGGACGCCCGGGGCTTCGTCGACGATGAGCAGGACGCGTTTGTTATGGAAACCGATAAGATTGTGAAGCGCCTCCTCGATCGGGCCATCTTCGACGGCGAGGCCGAAGATACCATTTTTCTTATCTCCCATCCGCCAGCGGATAAGATACTCGCTGTAGACTGGATCGCCTTTTGGCCCGGCTTCGGGGGGAATCTTGGAATGCAGATCCTGGACATAGTACCAGAGCCGGCGCGCTAACGCGCTCTTGGTGGTGCTAGCCATGATGACTGATGTTCCTTCTGGGTCCTCCATCCAGTATTCGAGCGCAAAAAGGCTGGCTTCCATGGACTTGCCGCTGGCTGCTGGTCCCGTCCATGTGATCCAGTTGTACTCGCAGAAAGAGCGCAACGCGCGATCGATCCACGGATGCCAAAGAACAGCAGCGTCGTTCCAGAGCATCTGGATGGCGCGCCGGCGATAGTAATATTTGCCCCGGTAGAACTCTGCTAGCTCCGGATCGGGATCATGAAGGCCGCAATAGAGCAGTTTCTGGATGGTGGGCAGTTCGCCGAAAGATTCGAAATAGAACGGCCAGAGTTCATCAGTCTGTGACGCTAGCTGCAGCATTCTCTAAAGACTTCTTCTGGATGCGATCCTTGAATTCCGCATCACTCAAGGGCTCTTTCCCGCGAGCGGCCGGCGGCTTGTACTTGGCACCTTTTTTGCCGCCGAAAGGTTTGCCGTACTGGGTGCAATGGCCGTGGTTGACGACGTTGTTCGTGACAAGATATTTGGCGATCTTTTTGCGTACGATCGGGTCAGCGGCGCGCGCTTTGATCTGTTCGAGCATCGCCTCAAGCGTATCGGAGGGAATCGAGGCTTGGTCCACTTCGACAGGTAGGCCACGACTAGCAGCGTACTCGATGATCGGCATATCGATCGGCCGCGGCACCGGCGCCTTATCCGAGCCCAGAATTTTCGGAATGGCGCCGTATTTGTCGGAGTGAAAAAGCGCCGTGTTCGGAAGCAAGATCTTCGAAAGTTCCTGGCGGTTCTTAATTTCCGGTCGGCGCCAGTCGTGCTGAATAAGCGTCGTGGGGTGGCATTGCGGAAGGATCTGCGGCGCCGCTAGCACATCCCAGCAGGTGTGCGTAGCTTCCATGATTCTTGGCGCGAACTTATACGGCTTATCCGGGTAAACGGCATTACCGGTCATGTGCCGCGGCACGCGTCCGACCCGTCCGATATGAGAATCCGGCTCGACTATTGCCCCCATAAACGGTTTACCGCCTCGCTTGTATTCGTCGGCGATCAGATCCAGCCAGTCGGGTACGACCGGAATACAATCGGGCTCGAGCCAGAAGAATGGTCCCTCGAGCTTGTCGTGGTGATAAAACCAGTTGATCTGCTTGAAGCAAGCGTTCGGGCCCTGTGGCCAACCAGTGATGCCCTGATTCTCCCGGAACCTTGTCAGCTTGGCCCATGCGTTGACCGAATCCGGCAACGTTAAGCCGTCTCTGACCATCAGCACCAGCTCATAGTTGCGGATCGAATCGGACGACAGCTCCGCGACCCAATCCAGCCACATTAACCCGAGCTCTTCATTGGTGTACGGGCCGGGCACGTCCGGCGCCACGAAGGAAGGCACCGCTGAAAACGACATCACGACTTGCTTCATAGTTGCTTGGCTAGTTCCTTAAGTCGCGCTAGACCGCCCCAGGCCTTGGTCAGCGTATTGGCCGTATCGAACCAGACTTTTGGCGGAATCCATTTGCCGATTGAGCCGGGAAAAACCAAGTAAACGATGCAAAGCGATTCCGTGCCGCCCTTGCGCGGATCCGAATTGATTTTGAGCGCTTTGGCCAAGCGCATAGAGGCCTCGCCGATCTTACTCGAAGGACCGACATCGGCATAGATCGCATAACAGTTGTCGCCGGTCTGTTCGTTGTACGCCAAGCCGCAATCGCCCAATTTGGCGCCATTGGCGTGGTTGACAGGCAACACGAAAAACGGAATCGATCCAGAATCAGTATACCGATACTGACTATCGTCCGTGTAGGCCGGATCGAGGTGCGCGGTACCGCTCACGTACATCCCAGGCGAGGGCTCGTAGATCTTCTGGACGAGCGGTTTACCGTTACTGCCAGTCGGGCCGCCCCACCAGTTGCCGCCCTGATCGTCGCCGCCGTTCGCCGTGTAATCCAGGCCGCTGTTGTTCGGCCCGTATGCATTCGGACTACCGTCGCAATCGATCGCCATGCCGGCCTTGAAAATGAAGGATTTTTGAGTTCCCGAGACGGAATAAATCGAACGGCCTCCGACCGAATCGATTTTTGTCAGGTCGCTGCTCATTTGGGAAGCTAAAGATTCATTTATCAGTGCTAGCGAAGGACCCGACCTTTGGCTGTTCCTGAATGTCCTCTTTAATGGCTATTAGACGCGCCTCCATACGCAGTTGCAGTGCTTGCACGCGTAGGATTGCCTCTTCGACCTTGAGCAGCTTTGCGTAAATTGCACCGCTCAACTGCTCGTGTGTCGGCTCGCCCATCAGCGATTCGCGCTCGCTCATTTCTTGCCGATCGACGGGTATTTGCGATGAACCGCGGCGCGAACCTTGGCCTTTTCGGCCGGCGAGCCATGCTGCGAAACTCGCGCTAGCGCGTTGCGAGCGTGGCCAGGATCCGGGATCGGGTAACTTCCCGAGCCGGGCTTTTTCGACGGGACCGCGAAGCTTGAGCTTTTAAGCTTGCTACGGGCTTTGGTCGTAAGCTTAGCCATTTTCTGCAGGTTGTGGTGCAGGCGGCGGTGCTTCTTCCTGCGGTGTTTCTGCCGCCTTGGCGGGGGACGCGAAATGGCCCTTTTGAGCTTCTGCGTACTGTTCCGGACTAATGGTCGGATCCGGAATGGATTTTATGCCTGAGCCTTCCGGCTCGGCTGGTTCTTCAGTAACTTGTTCATTCATATTGTCTTGTTTTATTGGACACGGGAACGCCCATCAGATCATTTCCGTTTCTTGGGTTTGCGGGCGTAGTCCTCGAGCTGTTTCTCGCTCATTCCCTTGGCGAGTTTGCGCGCCAGGGGAAAGCCCTTTGATTCGCCCCGTTTGACTGCTAGCGCCGCGCCCATCGTGCGCTGCTGTTTTTTGCTTGTTGCTGGCATAGGCTTAGCTCAGCGCGTCGACCGGGATCTCCGCGGCGTTGTCGTTGGAGGAGAGCGGAAAGCTCATCGCCTGGGAGCCAGTCGTGACCGTGATGTTGAGTTGCTGCGGCGTGGAGGTGCCAACGGTGGCCGCGTAGCGCTTGAGATTGATCAGATTTTTGTAGTAGACGGCCGCGCCGGACGTCATCGTACGTGCTTGGTCGGTTCTCATCGGCGGGTGATGCTTATTCGGTTGTGATCGTACAGGGTTCCCCTCATGATCGGGTCCACTATACTCGGTGGGCCGCAGATATAGCCGTAGAGGGCGTTGCTCATTCCGCCGCCGAATGGCGTGATGATCGGATCGGGCGGAACCCGGTTGAGTTCCTCGTCGCTCGGTCCTTGCGGTGCGCGCGGGTTTAAGTAGGGGTTCACTTCTTGCGCCTCATGTGACCCGAGTATTCGCCGGTCGACATGGGCGCCTTATCGGTCCTGGTCTGCCTGCCGGTTACGGGCTTGTGCGGCGAAGGCGTCACGGTGTGGGTCAGCTTTGGGACCATGCCTGATTTTGCTTTTGCCATCTTTTCCTGACTCCAAAGAAACAGATTCTGTTGTTTGGGCAGGCCGGGAACGGGCTCAGTCTTTTGGTGCTAGCAAGGAGATGGGGATCCCGTCCCCGGACTGTTTCGTGATTCCTTATCAATCTTTGCTAAGGATTGTCAACTCTTGTTCGAAAAACTTACGTAATCGCCGTAAAAATCGACTTTGATTTTCTTTCCACGCGGGCCGTTGCGCGCCTTATCGATCCAGATTTCGCGCTCGAAAGAATCGCTTGAATCCTTCGGCTCTTTGATGAGCAGAACGATGTCGGCGTCTTGGCCGATCGCGCGGGACTCGCGCAGTTTACCCTCATCGTTGAGCTGGCTTAAGGCGATGACTACCACGCCGAGCTCGCCCGCCAGGACCTTGAGGCGGCGGCTGATGTCGGCCACCTCGCGCTGGCGGCTGGATTCGCGCACGAGCGCAGGACTGACCAACTGCAGGTAGTCGACGATGATGACGTCGAGCTCGCCCGTCGCTTTGAGGCGCCGACAACGCGAAATGATCCCATTGATGTCCAGATCGTAAGCGTCCTCGATTACGATGGTTCGCCCATCCGGGACGCTAGCCAGGAAGCAGTCCATCTTCTCGAGTTCCTTTTCGTTGAGGTCGCCGGAACGTATGGCGCCCATCCGTACTTCGGCCTTGGCCGAAATGATCCGCTCGGCTAGCGATTCACCTTTCATTTCGAATGAAAAGACGGCGACCTTTTTGCGCTGATCGCCCAGAGCGACGTGGGTTGCCATCTGTAGCGCGAGAGCCGTTTTGCCGTACGAAGTTTCGGCACCGATAACGATCTGTTCGCCAGGTTTGAGGCCGCCGAGGCATAAATCCAAGGCGCGGATTCCGGAGATTTCGATAAACTGCTGCCGGCCGCCGGCGTGGCGGTTCTTCACGCCATCCCCGACCGCGTTGACGAACTCGCGAAAGATGTGCTCCTCCATGTGGGTGTGCGCTAGCGCGATCGCCAGCAATCCTTTCTCGCACATTTCGCGCACTGGGACATCGCTGTTCGCCTCTACGTCGAGGCATTTCTGGATCAAGAGGCTTGCCGCCTGGATTGTGACGCGGCGCTGATAGAGATCCGCCAGCCGCTCGACGTAAAAGCGCCAGTTGGCCGAACTCGGCACGAAGCTGTAAAGTTCGGACAAAGCCTGGACGCCGCCGATTTCCGAAAGCTCAAGAAGCCGGAATGTATCGCGAACTATGATGAAATCCGTTGTTCCGTGATCCTGGAAGCAATCCAGGAGGTGCTGATAGATGATCTTGTGAGCCGGGATGTAGAAAAGCGCCGGCTGAAGAATCGCCGCTTCATCAAAGATTGTCGGCTGAACCGCTAGCGAGCACAGCAGGCCGAGCTCAGTATCAACGGAGTGGGGGAACGATTCAACCTGCGTCATAGTGAAGCTCCGATCCTATCGCGGTTGTCTGATTTCTGGTTCTGCTTCGGTTCGTAAATGCTCAGGTAGCAGCTCGCGATTGAATGTCTGATTGCCGATACGGCGCGGTCTTCGCCGAGGCGTTTACAGATTGTCATGTGTTCTTCGAATGATCCGAGTGTCGGGTTTCTCAGTTGTAGTCTGTTTTCAATCCATGCCTTCCACGCTTTAAGGAAAGCGGGTGACTGAAGAGTCAGATCTGGTGGAACGCTTGCGAGAACAAGATCGACGCTGAGCTTGAGTTTTCTCTTCTTCTTTTGCTCTTGCGAAAAAACGCCATTGTTGTGTGAGTTCTTTTGATGTTCTGAAAGAATATCGAAAGAACGAACACTCCCCCCTTTAAGGGGGTTAGGGGGTATTGGATTACCTTCAGTGGATACCCTTTCGTTCTCCAGATGAACGCTGGTGTTCGCCACAAGAACGCTGTTTTTAACAGAGTTCATCACATGAACACCATTTAGGGCGGCCGTTTTCTCTGCTGGAAGCCCGACGTAGTAGATGTTTGTCTGATGGTTTCCCGGTCGTTCATGGACTGATAAAAATCCTTTTCTTTGTAGAGAACTGATGACGCCGCAAACTTTTCCAAGGCTAATTCCTGTAACCTTGCTGATGCTTCGCATTCCTGGATATGCTGCGTTTTGCTTGGCTCTACGCCGCAGGTGGCAAAAAACGCGGAACTCGTACGGATCCAATCCGGCGTCGTCGATCCAAGAGTGGATGAAAAGGTATTTTGACAAATCCGGAAGCCCGTCGACCAGAACGCTGTTCGGATCGCCTTCGAGCATCTCCTCCTCACACATTTCCAAATCTCCTAAGAAAACACCCTCAGGCGTGCAGCCGTCGCATGGGTGAAGGAAAGCAGAAAACCCCGACTGCACACCTGAGGGTATCAGGTTTACATTCCTTACTTCTTTGCGCTGCGAAACGCTGACGAAATTATTATTCTTTGCTAAAGGTTGTCAAGCCACCTTCGTTTCCGTACCGGATTTTTGTGAGATATTCCAAAAGCCTCTCCATCCGCACGACCTGGTCATGAGCGCCGCTGGTCGGCGGTGAACTCCGACTGGCCAGTGCCTTCCTCTTGCGTGCGCAGGAGGCGTCTAGCGCTTCAATGAGAAGCGTCAGCTCACCATTGGTCAGCGCCACCTGACGCGCCTCGTTCATGTTGAGTGCCTGGCGCCGATTCGGTCCAGCCAGGCGTGGATTGCCCGAATAGCCTCATCCGTCGAGCTAGCAATCGTGGTATCGTTTCCGCACTCCTTTAGGTGGGCAATCCTATCCTCCTGGTCGTTAGATAGCCGACCGTTACCCGCCTTTAGTTCAAGTAGAAAAAGATGATTATTCTTCATCAGCGTAAAATCTGGGTGTCCTTTCGGAATAGTTGAGCGCTTATCCATGCGCGCCTCAATCACACCAATCCGCTGCCGAAGACATTCTCTGGAAACCTCAACGTGCATCTGGCGCTCCGTCTCGCGATCGGCTTTCTGAGACCGTTCCTCCGCTAGCAGCAACCCGTGTTTTTTTCGTGTTTCAGGATCCATGTGACGCATTATATTTTCGCTCACAACGGTCCTTATTCTGTTAGGATTTTTAGGCTGCTTTGCCAGGTTCATCGTTCGCATCTGTTAGCTCCATTGGTGGCTTCGGATCGTAGATGAGCGTGTCTTTTGTCGGCTTGATCTCGATCAAATCGCCGATCCGCTTGCTAATAATTTCCTTGGCGGCTGCGACTGAGAGATCGCCTTGCTTTCTGACTGCTAGCTCGAGGTTAGTGATGCCAATTTTGCAGCACGCCATGAAGGCTTCCCGCGTGATGTGCTCGCTCTCGACGAGCCTTTTCCCGGCTTCCGCGGCGTTTACGATAGAACGCCTCGTTTCGCCTTTCTCGAACCGCCAATCGGGAAAGTTCTCCGGCGCTTCCTTAACGCGCGACTCGAGCCTGGCCTGCAGTTTTTCAATCACGGTCGCGGCAATCGAGAGCTTCGGCGCTAGCTCACGCAAAGCCGTATCCGGAATATCCCGCACGGCCATTTGATAATAAGCTGCCGTTCCGATGATCTCGTCGCGCCAGAGCGGACAAAGCACCTTGCCGCTGCAGTATTTGCACCAGGGCCCGCGGTTGGGCTTCTTTGGACCGGGCCTGGTCGCACGATCCACAACGTCTAGCGCCCACGCGCGGGCGTCGTTTATCGTCTCGGCATCAAAAACCGCCGGCGGGCTCTTCTTGCCCGGCTTGTGGATCGCTACGGTCACCTCTTGGATC